TAGCGTATATGTTTTGAGTTTGAATTAAATTAGCTGCTTCACTTATCCTAAGGGGGAGTGTAGTAGTACTTATATTTAAATTATTTCCTAAACCATCATATAATACATCGTCTACTATCTGAACTAATCTAGGGTAGGTATCTTGTATTAATGTGTCTGTAAGATCATTACTCATTTGTAATATTTATTTTATTTTAAATTAGGCCATTTTTTCTTGATCCAATCCTTACCTAAGGTAAAAACAATCCTTCCAATTAATCCTCCTAGCGATCCAAATACTCCAAGTAAGAGAGCAGTCCATAGCTCTTGTATAGGTAAATTCATTATTAAGGTAAATGAACCTCCAAAAAACATTGATAATTTATTTTCCATGCAAAGTTTCATTTTTTATTGAGATATTACTCGTTCTTTTAAATATGCTTCTACACTATAACCTCTCAGCTCCTTTGACTTTACTCTAGCCCAGGTCTTGTTATCTGTAATCCTATACATTCCCATCCAAGTTCCGGCAGGTAAATGATCGAATCCATATATACTAGCTTTATCCTTTTTGGGATCTTCTATGATCCAAGTCTCCATCATATGCCCTTCAACAGGCTGGTTGGGATCGTGATTAGCATTTAATCTATCTAGAAGTTTATCCTTCATCATTTTTTCAGCTATAGCCTTAACCGTATCTTTTGAAAAGAATACATAGAAAGGATTACCTTCTTCATCTACTCTAAGGATCTGTTTGTTAGGGATCATTAATGGACCTACTACAATTTGCTGGTCTTCACTAGCAAAAGAGAAGTTACTCTCCGTTACCTCATTGGTATAAGCCGGTAGACTTGTTACATCTACGTCTAAGCTTGTATCTCCTGCAAGATCTCTAACTTCCTGTACATATGTATAGACGTACTGGTGTTCCTCTGTTAGACCCATTATTTCGGCTAACTGTAGAATTTCATAAGCAAGGGTTTGAGCAGCTACAACATCATTGTAAGAGGCAGATTCCATTTCATCTACTGTATGTTTTTTAATCCAAAATAATACATCTTGTAGTTTGGCTGATCTTTTTGCAACATCCATATCTACATCTAACTCTCCAGATACTATTTTTTTGTATAAAGCAGAGGCTTGTGAATCGATATCAAAATGTCTTGTGTTGTAATCTCCTATGGTAAGTTCTGATATTTCTTCTGTTTCCTGATCAAATTTAACTCCCATTTCCTCTTCTAAAGCTAATTTTATAATTTGGAGAGTTAAAATATCCTCTATCTCTACTTCATTAAATGCAAAGAAGTTTTCTTGTATGGCTGGTTTGTCGACTAGACTGTTAGTTTCAAATCCTAAAAAGCCTGAAATTTCACTTATAAGTAATTCTACTATTTTCATATTGGTATTTTTAATAAATAGGTTTTGTTATCCTACGTTTCTACGGGCATTTAATTTAGCCTCCGCCTCTTGTGCCGAGGTTACATCTCCGGTTAACACATACGTTCTGACTGTGGGTTGTACTACTGGGGTAATAGGTGCATCGGCCGGAAGATTATTTCTACCACTAGATGGGGATGATGTTGAGGGTGTTGATGATGACGAGGTACTCTTCCCACTTGATATTACACGTTTTGCCTGTGCTGCTGCTCCTATTACTGCTGCAATTTGAGCTGCATAAAAAATAGGAAAGGCAAATGCTGCTGCTGGTCCTGTTCCTGCTGCTGATTTCTGGGCTATATCTAAACCTTGAACAAACCCTAAAGCTGTATTAATAGCAATTTGAATTAAAGCTGCCGCCTTGGCTTCTTTAGAGTTTTCTTTTAACAGTAAAGAAAGATTACCAAACCCTACTGCTAGTGAATTAAATAAATTTAACTTCGAGTTTAGTATTGCATCATCTGCATCTTGGTTAACTCTTGCCGACTCATTATTTGTGTAAGTGTCTAAGGCTAATCTAGCAAGTTGGTATTCCTCTCGCTTTTGTAACATTAAAGTATCATGCTGATCTTGGGTAATCTGCTCTAAAAGTAGTCTCTCATTTATTATAGCTAATTCACTTGTTTCTCTTTGACCTAGTAAATCTATTTCAAACTCGTAATTAAGCTGTATTAAGTTGCGTCTTACATTACTATTTTCTTGTACAAAAAGAGTCTGAGTTTCATATAACTGTATTAAGAAGTCATTAGAACTAACCTGTATAGCTTGTAACTCCTCTTCATAAGCTCTTTGTTTTTGTAAATCCTCTACTGTAAAAGCTGTCTTTAGGGTTTTTAAATTAGTAAGACGTGCGTTTTCTAAGCTTATTGTATCAAGACCGTGTTTTTTAGCCCTATTAATTAACTCTGTATAGTATTCATCTAGGGTATCAAATTCTAATTCTCTAACCTGTTTTACGGAAGATACCTCTGCCTGTGTTATATCTTGAATAGTTTTTAATCTTTCTTCCTGTAGCTCCTTTAACCTTTCTACCTCTTTATCTGCTGCCTCTTCTGCTATTCTTTGTGACTCTTTATTAACAGCTATTTCCTCCTGCACACCTTTTACATAAAAATCCGCCTGTAGTTGAGATAATTCTACAAGTAAAGACCTTCTACTATCCAAAGCCTCATCCCTTTGTTCTTTTGAGTAAACATAATCACCAGGGGAGAGTTGTAATTGAGCAATTTCACTTTGAGCTTCTATCTGCTCTTGTAAAAATTCTTTCTGATCTTCATGAGCCTTTCTTCTAATCTCTGCTATCTCTTTTTCTTTACCACCTATAAGTTCTAAATCAGCTATTTCCATACCTCTTTGGGCATTTCTAGAAGTATTAACCATCTGCTCTACCCTAAAAGCTTTACTCATGCTTTTTATAACCCCTTCCTGAGCCTTTGCTAGTTTATCTGTTTCACCTGCTAATTTATCAGTCTCTGAGGATGCAGACATAAGTTTCTCAATAAGAAAACCTATACCTACTATAAGCAAACCTATACCGGTAGACGCTATTGCTACTTTTAATGCTTTAAAGGAGAGGGTGGTTGTATTAACGGCGAAACCTAAACCTTTAGTTACAGCAGTAGCCACAGTAGTTAGTAAAGTATTAGCCGCTATAGCTACATTGGCAAGAACAGTAGACTTACGTAATTTATTAAATCCGTCAGCCATATCAACTAAACCTCTAGTAAAGTTAATCGTAGCTAATGCATATCTTTCGTATTCATCAAATACTTTAGATTCAATACCCAATAATCCTATAGCACCCACAGCCGAAGAAACAGCACCAGTAAACAGCTTTAATGCTCCCTCTGCTGCTTCAAACTTTTGGTCAAAGGATAACTTAGTAGAGGTAGTTTCTAATTCCTGAATCTGGTTATTTATACCTTTTAAATCTCCTTCTAATTGATTTAGGGATTTATCGTCTACATTTATTTTTATCGATATAGTCTTTTCAGCCATTATATATTGTATATAGTATTAAATAGTATTTACGATAATTGCCAGTATTCTGGATACAGCTTTATTAGTTCAACAGATACTACGTCTGGGTAACTTATATTAAAACCGCTTATTTTGTTAATTCTAAATACTTGGTTTTTAATTATTACTTTATCGTTTAGTTTTATTTGTTTGTATTCGAAAGGTTCGAAGTATAAATCTAGTTTTACTTTCTTACTACCCTCCCAATAAATGCTATCAAGATATGTCTTCCAATATTTTCTATAGCTATTAAGTCCGGAATTCATATTTAATCCTGCTGCTGTAAATAACGTATAGGTGTTATTGAAGTGTAAATCATTGGTACTCCCCTCAATAGCGGGTAACGACGATAGGTTCGATATAGTTGAATACGTACTACTAAATTCTGTATTTGTTGCCCCCTCTCCTATATATCCTACCGAACCGCTAGTCATGTTATTTGTAACTTTATACCCGATACGTGGTTTGAAAACAAATGATTTCTGTGCTCCTGTCTCTAATTTGTATAGATGAGGAATAATCATATTTGAATTTAAATCTAAATTGAAAGTATATCCACCTGCTGATCCGGTAGCATTATAAATTAACGGAGCTCCTAATATTACTGGACCAAAGAAATCACCTATCACTACTGAACCCTGAGGTACATTACTATCTGATAATAATCTTAAGGTACCATACTGATCATTTGGTACAGAGTCTATTGCAAGTTTACTAAATCTATCATTATCATCTGCATTCTTAAGAAAGATCTCTCTCTCTAAATCATCTACAGTGTGGGATATAGCTTTACGTTTAGCTGTATCATAACGATAAGTCCAATCCTTTACCTCCCCCGCTCTCATCCATTCATCAAACTGCTCTATTTGAATAACAGAACTTCCATCACTAGATGGTATCATTACTAAATTAAATTGCTGTATTAAACCCTTTAGAATATCTATAGATTTAGTTTGGGAATCAAATTGTAAACCCATATCTACAGTCACTCCTTCAAAATTTACTGGTGTATTTACCGCTCTAAATTGTTGTGCTGTTTGGAGTAGAGTAGTCATAATAAAATTAGAACCCGATATACGTTGTACCTCTCCTCTTAAGGATAATTGTACCCCTGGGGCAAAACTATCAGAGTAAGATACATTTAAGTAAAAAGGTCCAATGCCTGAAGATTGATCCATTAAAATTTCTGCAGTATCTAAAATAATAGGTGATCCTCCTGTTTCAATGGTAAGAAATAATTTTATTTTTATTACATCCGCCCATACATTTTGTATTGGATTAAAAAATCCTATCTGACCTTGAAAAGTATATTCCCCAGTAGTAGGAATAGTATATATACCAGTACCAGGATTAAAATTATTCCCAGGATCAAGTAACTCTTGGTTTAAACCTACAAGGAAGGGTACTGTTCCGTTAACGGCTTGGTTTGCTGTGTTGGTAGCAGAGAAATCTGCTGTAGCATTCTCCGGTACAACCACACCCAATGCATCTTTAGCTTTAGGTAAGATATACATATTATTAAAATCAACTGAATCTGTAAATGATCCTGTATAACTAAACCCTACTTGTTTAAAGATTACATCTAAGACTGATCTTGCTTTTATAGCTGGTAGAAATTGTTTAGACAGTAATGGGTATGAACTGTTACCTATAGCCCCTATATCTGAACCTTCTTGCAATCTAGGCATTATAGGGTAACTATCCTCATTATCTCTTCCATAATCTGCTAAAGGGTAGAATACATTTCCTGATAATAAATTATCATTCCAACTATCTAGAATACTACCAGAGGAAAGTGTGTGGTTATAAGGACTCCAATCACCATCTTTAAGTAATTTGTTACCAAGTGACTGATTTAACTGTACTACCTTGTCAACTACTTCAACTGTATAGCTAATATATCCATCCTCCGAAGCAATCACTTCGAATAAATGTAACGTCCCTATTAAGACCGTCTCTCCGTTAAGTATAACCGAACATGGTAGAGTATTATACATTGCAGGTATATCGTCGACAGAGACGTCGTATGCATGATTGAAGAAAAGATTACTTATCTTAGTTCCCGGTATATTAAAATTTTGTGAACCTATTCCAAAGAACTTACCAAGCTCCTGTGACTCAACAGCAGACATATCCAGTCTTAACGGTATAGAAGAGTTTACCTCTAAATCGTATATATTATTTTCAAATTCTACTCTTATGATTAAATCATTTATCATACTCTAGATCTTCTTTGGTTGGCGTACTCCCATTCAATAGTATATTTGAATAATTTATTTCTGGAAGTTTCATTATTTGTTTGGTAATTGGTATTGGTAATTATTATGGGAACAAACTCGTTATTCTCCTGTAGGTATACAGATGGAGATTCCATCATTTCTTCTAACCAATTAGCATATTCCTTATCTATATAGTCTGTGTCTATTGAAAACTTATCTACCATAGAGGCGTAATACTGTGTATCTCCTCTTCTGTTTACATTGTAGGGACTTAATTGGCTACTATAATCTACAAAAGAACTATCGAACTTCTCTCTGGTAAGGTCTGTTACAGTTCTAACCGGGTTATATATAGCGTAGTAATCCCAAAATCCATATCTGTTTATAAAGGCAAAGTTTTTACTACTCCCACACTTCTTTGTATACTCTGAAGATAGACCTTTATCTGTGCCACTAATTACATGTACACCATCCCACCTGTCATTTATTATTATAGGTATACCCCCTGCATCGTTACCTGTAACGAGTAAGTTTATAAGCGGATTAGCAAAAGCTGTATCGTAATTAGCCATATTCTGTATACCTAATCCTATGGTATTAAAAGCTCCTATGGGTGATGATAGAGTTATATCTACAGTAGCAATTACAGATGTAATTCCACCGTTTTGTATGTTAAACCCTCTAACTAGTACACTTGCAGGAGTTGATACTGTATCCTGTAAAGTTGTTACAGTAAAATAATCTGTAGAATCTAGTATAACCACATTATTAAAATTAGTACCAACATTCTCTGATAGAACACCAGGATTATTGGTTAGATAAGGATTACCTGATGTAGGTGTATCAAATGAACTAGTATTAAAATTATAAGATACCCCGTTATTTGGATTTACATCTCCTTGGAATATTTGTAACGAACTACTAGCTAGGTTAGGAAATACAGCTACTGAACTACTAATACTTGTTCCGTATTGTTCTCCAAATTGCATTGTAAAGTCTTTTACCGAATCTATCGGTGCCATACTTCCTGTTATTCTCCAATAATTATCCTGATTTAATTTACCCTGTATAATAGGAGAAGGATCAAAGACGGCCACTCCATTAGGATTCTTTGTCTGTGTTACCCTTACCATAGAACCAGTATCACCCGCCACCATTACATCCATTACATATTGGTATTGAGGGTTTGAAGTAGTCACACTTCCTGATACAACATAAACTAGATTAGTAAATGCTGCATTAGGTGTTGTTGGTTGCTGGGTTATTTGTATCGCCATTATCTTTATTCTATTATTTTATTAAAATCCACATAAGCCTTCATCAAATACTACCCCACTACTTCCTTGTATCTCCATATAGAAATCTGTTGTCATTCTGTAATATCCTGCTGATACGAATATTGTCCCTCCAGCGTCGGTATAACAAGTATCCCCTGCTATTGGTAAGGCATTTGCTCCATCGTGGTAGTATGTGTTTGGTATACTTTCAGTACATACATCACTAAAATTACTTGTATTACTACTTGGGAATGAAGTTAAACTAGGTCCAGGAGCTGGCGTTGGTGCAGGGGTTGGAGCCGGCGTAGGAGCAGGTGTTGGACTAGGTGTTGGAGCAGGAGTAGGACTAGGTGTAGGTGCCGGTGTAGGAGCTGGTGTAGGGCTAGGCGTAGGCGTAGGTGGTACCGGTGGTGGTGTAGGTGCAGGAGTTGGTGCTGGTGTTGGACTAGGTGTATTACAAGTTGCACAATTAGCATAAACATTACTTGGTACTTCCTCAGATACTAAAGCACTTGAGAATCCAATTAAGAAACATCCTGCAGCTAATTGTACTGATGTCGTACCTGGTGTATATGATGCATCATAAGGAACTCTATTACCTGGTGTACCTGATGTACAATTCGTAGTTTCCCAAGAATTAATTGTAGGTGCAGGTGTAGGTGCTGGTGTTGGAGCAGACGTTGGTGTTGGTGCTGTACAATCTACTACGGATTGAACTGTTCCTGAACTTGAAAGTAATACTGCGTATATAGAATCCAAATCAGATGTTGTTCCTACTCCATACCATTTAAAATCTCCATTAAATCCAGAACCATATCCTGCTGAATCATACCATACTTGTCCTACTGGTATTGCAGTTGCTAAACTTGAATTAGTAGAATATACTGTTACACTTATAAGTTGACCACAAGCACCTGCTGATGTTGCTGAACCATTTAACTCATTTACATTAAACCTATACTCATATACGGCTGGTGGTGCCGGTGTTGGAGCAGGCGTTGGTGCTGGTGTTGGTGCCGGTGGTGTTGGTGTTACAGGAATACAATCTCCATTAACTGTACAATCTGTTAGATTTGGTGTTACATTCATTCCTTCAATACCTACAAATGGGTCTCCATTTGGTCCGTATTTAAATACATTACTTTGACTGCCTGTATTACATAATCCGAAATAAGTTGAATCATTATACTCAGTTCCTAATGTATTTGTTAAGTTTATAGAAGTTGAACCAACCCCACATTGGTTGAGTATATAGTATAAATCCAATCCACCACTAGTTAATTGACTGTTCAATACATCTACAGTAATACACTTACAAGATGGTGTAGGTGGTGCCGGTGTTGGAGCAGGGGTAGGTGCTGGTGTTGGTGCAGGGGTAGGAACAGGACTAGGACTAGGACTAGGGCTAGGACTAGGTGATGGGCTAGGTGATGGGCTAGGGCTAGGTGATGGACTAGGGCTAGGTGATGGACTAGGTGTTGGAGCAGGAGTAGGAGCAGGACTAGGTGTCGGTGTTGGTGATGTTATATCTCCATATCTTGGTCCTGTAATATTCTTTCTTACTCTAACGTTGTTAGATAATTTGTATTCTAATTCGTATTGAAATAATTTATTTCTACTTGTACTGTTATTTACCGAATACGAACTGTTTAAAATAACTATAGGAATAAAGTTATCCCCATCCTGAATAAAAACAGAAGGGGATTCTAATAGTTCTTGTATCCAATTGGCATATTCTTTATCTATGTAGTTAGTAGTAATAAGGTATCTATCGGTAAGCTCTACGTAGAACTGTGTCTCTCCACGGTTCGATTGATTGTAAGTACCTATGTTAGAGTCATAAGAAACAAAGGGTCTAGTAAAGTTATCTCTTTTAACAGAAGTATTCTTTCTAACGGGATTAGATATACTATAGTAATCCCAGAAACCGAATGAATTTATAAAAGCAAAATTAGTGTGATCACCACACGGTTGTACTATGGGTATAACTCTATTGTTATCCACCCCTCCATAGGATATGTTTATGTCACCTTCCTGTGTTACACTTGGCTGACCTATTCCTATGGTTTTAAACTCCTGTGATCCTATAGTATAAGATGCATTATTACCCGAATCATTGGAGTAGGTAATGTCAACATCTTCTGAAGTAATACCTGAATTTAATACCGATATAGTAATATAGTCTCCTACTGCTGCAGGGATGTTATTTGGCCTGTTAGTTAATAGGGTATATTCTGAACTAGAAGTAAAGTTATAACCACTACCGTCATTAATGTTTACTATACCTGGGAATACCTGTAAATAATTGTCTGTGCTACCGGTATAGACTGTCCTTGAAGAAGATATACTTGAACCGTATTCTTCACCAAATTTAAGGTTAAAGTTAATTACGCTTTCTACAGGGGAGAGTGACCCTGTTATTTTCCAATATTGATCATACTGTAAATAATCTCCTAACTCTCTACCTACATCTAGTATAGTATTACCGGTAAGGTTAGGGTATGTTTTTATTCTTGTTAGCAATTCAGTACTACCTGCCACGTATATATCTGTTACATATCTAAATTGAGGATTGTAAGCCAGGGAGGAAGATAACGTATACACAAGGTTTGTTCCCGTAACGTTAGGTGTGGTAGGTTGTTGTAGTATTGTTACTGCCATTAGTCTAAAAATTCGTCTATTGCGTCTAATATATCCTCTACTGAGGCTTCTTGTAATATGTCTTCTATTCTACTGTCAGTATCTTTAAGAGACTGTTCTATAAATCTTCTAGGTGGTTGAATTCTACTGGTACCATTATTGACGTACTCCCAATAGTAATTCATTCCTATTGCTATCTCCTCACCTCCCTTAAATACTTTAACACTAGATTGTACACTGTTGTACAGATTACCTGTAAGATAAGCAGCTGTTGGTCCGGACTTAATATTAGCCTTTACCTCTATGTCTAGTAGAGTGGCTATCTCCTTATATGCTTTATCTAGGTTGTCTGTCTTCATTTATAAGAATAAATTTTTCCTTTAAAGGGTATATTATATTTTAATAATCGAGCTATACTCGGAACTTGTACTTTAGCATCCTTAACAGATTTATAGGTATGTAGTAAATCTCCAGATAAAGAGTATACATATACTTTTTTCCAAACTTGGCTATATTGTACGTACCTAGTGCCTATAGCTCCTCCGGGTACTTTATTTGTTAATGTATCTAATCCTATTTGCTTAATAAAAGCCGCCTCTAGTTTATAAGCTGTATCCTTACTAACATTATTAACAAGAATAAGAGTTTCATATCCCCCTGCTTCCTCCACGATAGCTTTCCAAGCAGGTGGTCTACACCAATCCTCATTATACCTCTCTGCTCCGTAGTTTCTCCAACTACCTTTACCTAAATAAAAGCATTGCTTATTATCTTTCCTAATGTGACTATATACATAATTTCTCATACTATAAAGATACGAATTTATATTTTAGGATAGTGACAATAGTTATAAACAAAAGGAACAATAATATCAACTGATGCTGCCCAACCAAATGCTCTATCATTAAATGCTTCATTTACCGGGGTGATGTTCCCCATTACGTATTCTATATTTTGTTGGTTGGGTCCGAAGTTAAACCACGCCCCTATATCGTACAAATATATCTCTGTATTGGACATTACATCCACTGGACTGTCGTCACTAAGACTGGGTATGTCTAAAGAATATATTTCAAAATTAAGGGTACGGGTATTATCTACCAGACCAGGAGAGGACATTGGCCTTACAAACAAGTAAGGATAAATTATATTCTGAGATTTAGAATCTAGGTAATGTAATGGTCCTGTACCAAATGAATTTATAGCCAGGTGTTCATTAGCAGCTTGTTCAAAGAATCCAATGATTTGGTTATAGGTATAATTTAAACTTAAACTTGTTGACATATAATTTAGTTTAGAAGTTCTTGTACTCTTGCCTTACGGATCATTAAAGTTGCAGCGATTGTATTAATATCAAACCCCTTATCCCTTAATGCCCTTACTTTAGGTCTTAAATCATCCTCTATCACCGTAGCTAAACTGTTTATTATCGTCTCTCCCGAAGGATCATTAACAATAGATACTCTTAACTGCTCCTCTATATTATCTAAGGCAGATACTAATTGTATCTCCTCTTGACTTAATTCTTTTTTCTTTGCCATCTTACTTGTTGTTTGGTTTACGTCCTGATCTAGCTTCTCCTTTTAAAGCCGAGGGTATGTCTCCTAATTGGTTACCCACCTCTTCTATGGCATCTTTAACATCTTTAATTTCTTCTTTAAGACGTTTAACTCTATATTCTACTGAATCTGGAATATAGTTTTTATTCTCATCCTCTACCCTACCGCTGTATAGCATATATAGGTAGGTTGCAAATACTGCTAGGAAGGTTACTATTACTGTTACTATTATAATCATATCTTTATCTTTTATGTTGGTGTTGTAATCTTTTATTTTGATTCTCTATCTCTTGGTTATAATCTTTTTCTATTTCTAAAAAGTTTAATACTGTTAAGAAGTTAATATCTGTGATGGCTGTATCTCCTGTGATTTTGAGGATGTTAGTTTTAGTAAGGCTGTAAATAGTCCCCCACCACCCGTAGTGCTTTGACCAAGAGCTTGAAGAATCTCCTTCTCCATGAAGTTCTTCTCCACTATTGTCATCTTGTTCATCGAACAGAGAGTATCGTTTAAAGATAGAGTCCCTGTTGCGGCTATAAAACCCAGGCCACCAAGTATTAATTGTACTGGGAAGTCTTTCATCATTTCACTCCTTTCCTCCCTTACCTCGCTATCGTAACTCCCGATAGTGTACCAATCAAATGGATTATCAATTTTATTATTGGCGGTATTTAAACCGTATTTCTTTATAAATGACCAAGTACCAAATCTATGTTTAGTTATAGGTCTAAACAATAGAGCTGCTATGTGGTGTAGGTTTGTATTGGGATCTTTAAGTAAGGTTTGTAAATCTATAAACTCTCCAAACTTATTCCTGGCTAGGTTAGCAAAACCTAATACCTCATCATTATACTCTACTATAGCGTGAAACTCATTCTGTTCTGTGTTTATGCTCATTAATACTCCTGCTACCTCTGATATGGTTTTTAATGGCCACTCTCTAACCTCTTGTTCAGTAAAATCCGATAACAGAGTAATACTCTTTAGCATTTTATCTAAAGGGTCTAAATGGTCGAATTTAATTATCTCCTGATACTGTCCTATTGACAAATACTCCGGAATTGTTACTTTAATTTCTTTCATTGTTTTAATAAATAGGTTTAAGTGATTATTACCCAAAGTTGGGTCTAATGGATTTAATTCTTATAGGACTTCTCTCCATAAATTGGTTACGGGCATAATTAGCCATTAGTAGACTAAGTACATGGTCGTCTTTTCCTCCAGGCATGTGACCAAATGATAGACGACCGTTATTAGACATCTTGTAAGTAAACGTTCCTAACTCCCTATGTAATGCCGGACATAAGGCTAGGGTGGGTATCTCTATGGTATTACTTTCTATATCCGCCAATAGCTTTCTAACCATTAGTGATTTACTTTCCTGTGTGGTTGTAAATGCTTTTACTCTTCTGAACTTAGGTATTATAAGATCGTACATTCCTTTTCCTATACCGTTAGTCTCTATGTTACCCCCTATTATGTTAAACTTAGACATGCTGGTTGTAAACCTTTGTGCTATCTCCTGTAACGGAAGGTTATTTAGCGTCTCTACCCACAGTACTCTTCCTATTGGACTCATTATAGTCAACACACTAAAGTCATCGGTAATTCCGGTATCTACTCCTATGAAGGCATCTACCTTTCTAGAGGTATCATATAGGGAGACTATAGACACTTGGTCTATATTGGTAAATACGTCATTTGAACTATCTACGAATTCAGCTAGATATTCCTGTCTAAAGATATCTACAGGTAAAGAAGCTCTAGCCTCCTCTATAAGTTCTGTTTTTACATATGGACATTCAGGCAATGTAAACTTCATTGAGTAAACATCCTCTTTATTAAACCAAGTATATAAATGATTCTTACCTCTAGGTGTAGAGATCATAAGGCATTTACGTCCTGATGGGTTTAAGGTTGGTAGTATAGCCTGATTAAGAACTGATTCTTTAACAAAGGCCATTTCATCTATTACAAGGTGGGTGAATCTAAATCCTCTAATACTATCTCCGGCATCCGAAGATAAGAACTTTATGGTTGAACCATTGATAAGGGTTATAGTGGTTTCCATTCTATTACTAGCCAATATAAGTTCTTTGAAAGAAACTACTATAATGTCGAATACGGACTTAGCTTGAGAGAATGTAGGTGCCACCCAACCACCCTTCTGTTTCTTAGCACCCAGTAACCAATATAAAAATAGGTTAATAGCCAATAAGGTTTTTCCGGAACCCCTAGGTGCTACAGCTACACCAAATAATTGATCGGTGTCTGCATATCCTTTTATAAATTCTTTTTGTTTAGGGTAGGGGGTAAATAATGTAATTTCCATTGTATATTTTTAAAAGCCTTTAGGCGCCTTTAGATATCTTTAGACCTAGGTTATACCTACCACTAAAGGCCTCTTTAGATATCTTTAGATGATTACTCTTCTCCGAACTTAATTATAATCTCTGCTGATACTGAGGCATCTATTTTCTCTATGTTGTTACCTGTATATTGGAATATTTTGGCAATGGCAGCATCTGATAATCTACCATCTGGTCCTAATAAATGTTCTGCTAGTTTTTCTGTAGCTGGGCCTAATAAGTAATTCAATCTTTCTCTCCAAGCACCATCATGTAAATCTTTAGACTTAGACCAATACGTACAATAGGTTTGTTCGGACCTATCGTTATACTTCTCCCTACAGTAGGCTACCCATTTTAATTGGGTGATAGGAATCTCTTGATTATATCGAAGGTCATAGCACTCTTTAGCTCTCTTTTCTACCTCCACAGTATTATGTTTTTCCATACTCTAGTATTATAGAATAATTATATTGTTATCTTTAAATAAATAGGTATTGGGTACGTTTTAGTATTTACGCGTATTCGAAGGTATATCCCTTGTGGGTGAGTAAGGTAGGATACTTAGGGCTACAACATCCGCTTATTCCCCCTAGATCAAATTTAATACCTATACTCTGGGTTAACTGTCTGACGGCTTCATTCATCCCGCTATACTGTGTTCTTATTCCTTCTGGACTAATTACTACGATTCCTCTTTGGCGATGACTGTGTATTCTTTTGTAATCCTTTTTAGCAACTATTGCTTTATAATCTGTATTTAAAGTTCGAGCTTTGAAATCCGTGTTTGCAACTCTTTTTGCTATAGTTTCTGGATTTGAATAATCATAATTTGCTATTCTTTTTGCTTTAGCCTCTGGTGTTTGACATACCGTTCTACTATTTGTAACACTATGACTATAACTACCAGTATCCACTCTATACCCTCTCTCTGCTTGTAACTCCCTTTCTCTCCTCGATGCTTCTTCTATATCCATATGAGACTCTAACAAAATCATTACCCCCAGGGAGAGCTGTTGTTTCTGTCTTCGAACCATATCCTCAGTACAACCAACTTTCACTCCAATTATTTCGTAAATGTAATACATGCTTTTATTTTTATATAAGATATAAAATATTTTTGTGACTCACAACTTTTATAGGGTAATCTCTCCGGGGAAAAACTTTCCTAATATACTAGAATTTAAAGCAAATTCATCCTGTAGAACATCGAGTTTGAACTGCACTGATGTTTCACGGTGAGTTAATTCCTTTTTAGAACTACAATAGTAAAGTATATTTTTATCTACATTTAGCCACTTTTGGACTTCCTTATTACTCGACTGGTACTCCTTCCATTTACTCTCTCCGGTCACTTTTCTTTTTCTTTTCATTCCTTTTAACGGAGGCTTAGTAAGAGTGCTATAAAGACTTTTTTTACCGATATACCATTCCCTCGTCTCTCTGTTGGTTATTTTATAAACAAACCCAATAGTACCATTCGGCATATCGGATACCTCTGTTACAGGATGTCCTTTGTAGTTCCACATATTACTTGTCGATCTTTCCTGAATAACTCTTCCATCCATATTTAGCATATTTTTGCTGTAACAAAGACTTAGAAAATATCCAACCGTTTTCTACAAACTCTTTATTAAATTTAATTTGAACTCCCTTGTTGCGCCAACCCCACTGTCCAAAAATAGTGGTAATTACAATCTGCCTACGACTTCCAAAATTAAAAATTCTTCCAAAAGAAGTAAGTATGTAACTATCAAATGGCTCAGGTAGTACTTTCCACTGCTCATCTTCTACTAATACCGATTCAATCCACAGTGTATCTATCTGGGGTACATTTTCAATAATTTTCGGTAGAATCGATCTATCGTTATAAATTAAGGATTCAAAATCGTCTACATCCTGTTCTGTAACCCAATTATGTTTTGTAAAAACGTGTTCTGCATCTACCATTTGTGATTTAATATTAGCTATGGATTTAGTTTTTCTTCTCATTTTCGAACAACCATTTTTTATATAACACTTTTACTTGCTGTTTCATACCATCGTATTCACAACTACACTCTCTCTTATTAATTTCTTCATTACCTTTCAAAAGCCTCTCTGCCTCATATTGGACAGTTAAAGCCATCCCCCCCGGAGTCCTATCCATGTAAACCGGGTAGACTTCTAATAAAAATTCTATTTCTCCTTCAGTCATTTTGTAATTCTTTTAGATATTCTCTTACAGTACTTTGGATAAGCTCTCTTTGATTGTTACTAAGTGTAACTCTACGTCTCTCTCTACCTTTCCTATAGTTCCTATATATGTCTATTAAATAGTGTTTTACTATAAGGGAGAGACAGGTTATTGATAATATAAGAATTAGTATTAGTTCCATTCCACACACGTATTACATTTTGTTTTAATAGTTTTAAAAGCTCTGTCTATCTTTCGAGATAGGGAAGTTAACCCTCCCGGCGCTTCTTTTGCTAATTGAGATAAAGTTTCCTTATGAAAATAAAATCTTTTGATTAAAGATACTAGTTCTTGGTCTGGATAATTATTTAATTCCCTATGCATACAATCTAGTAATTCCGGGTTGTTAGCACTTAAAGGATTACTGTTCTCTTCCTTAATATTTTTATATTTTAAGTTATCAAAGATTTCTCTGGAGTCTATCAACGGTTTTCTGTATTTACAATAAAAATGAGAGGTACTACTCTTTAACTGGATTCCCATAATAAAGGTAATAAAGTTTTCAAGTTTGTTATTCTCAATAGTTTTAAGTTGGGTTGCTAATGGTTTTTCTAGAAAGAAAGTAATAGCTACTGCTAGCAAATCACTACCCCACCTTTGGTATCCTGTACCGCAAGTCTTTTTACAATTAATAATTAGTTGAGGATATATTTCATCTATTTTTTTTCTTACAAATTCTCTTTGTTGGGGTATAGTCATAATTACAATATAAGCTTTTTTTTTCATTCTACCAACTAGTTACTATATTATAATTAGGCACTTATTTTTTAAAAAAGAAACCCCTACATTTCTGTAAGGGAATCGACACCTGCCTTCGGTAGCGTCCAAAGG